CCACTTGGCAATCTTTTAATAGGAAACATTAAATTAATCCTTTCCAATATCTTGCTGCGTTATAACCTAGTATATAAGGATTTCTTAGTATAGCACCACGAACATTTAAATCACCTGTTCTAAATATATTTCTTTTTTTAGAATTAATATCAGATGCTTTGCCTTTAAAGTAATGCATTTGTTCATTATACTGTAGATATCTATCAGCTTCACCATCACCTTGAGTAACTATTTGATAGTGACGGGCTGCTGTTGCAAGAATTGATCTTTGAGTAGCGGTATCTAAATATTCCCATTTTAGTTTTTTAATTATTTCGATATAATAAGTATCTGTTGTTTTCCAAATATCTGTTTCATCAGTATAGTTATATAATACTGGTGGAGTTGTATTTAAAACTTTAGCAACAACATAAGATGTACCGTCTTTGCTTAAATGTTTTGATAATAGTTCTGCTGAAATAATTCCTTCTTCATCTGAATCTTCAGTATCAAAGATAATTTTTCCAGATGAGTTTGGTGTTATTTTTCTAACTATTTTATTATTAGCAAGACCTCTTATTTGAACATCAAGACTTGCTTGTTCTAGAATTGTTTCTGCAATACCTGTATCAATACCAGAACTATCAACTAGATCGGCTACTGGAGATTCACCAGCAGCCAGTAACATTTGATTAATTGCTTGTAGCTTGGTTATAAAACCCATATAGCCTCCTTGTAAAAGAAAAAAATCCCCTAGTACCCTTTCGGATACTAGGGGACAATATTAAATTATCAAATTATAATACTCTTAATTAATTAATCAAGAATATGGATAACCAGTAGTAGCAGTAGTATCTGCTGTTCTGATGTATTCACGACTAAAGTTACCGCCTAGTCTAATTCTAAGCATTGCTCTTGCCATAGATGCTTCAGCACCGCCACCACCAGCTCCATCTAGTTCAGCAAATACTGTTTCATCACTCTTAAATAAGAAACCACCGGATTGACCCCAAGTAGTATCTGAATCTGTATTAGTTGCTGTTGGAGCAATGAGTAGTGCAGAACATTCTGGACGAAGAACACCACAACCCTTCATCATACTGGCTACTGTAAAGGTTGTATTTCTACGAACATCTTCAACAGTATCTACTTTCATTCCCATAAGACTTAGTGAACCAACACATGATCTCTGGAAAATCATAGCTTTTACACCAGCAGATGCAAAGTTTAGGTTATATCTAGATTCACCAATACCAGCACCAGCAGCTGAATAATCAGTTTGTGGAATATGGCTTGATTTAACAATTCTAGCACCCATGTATTCTAAACTATCTGTGTAGTTATTCATACCGAGTGGTAGTTGAGCACCAAGACCGCCAGCTTCTGCAATACCACCAAATAGTGGCTTGGCTGGCCCGTTACCAGTACCGCTAGCCATAACACCATATAGTTCATTATAACTACGAGCTACACCTAGAGCACGAATATCTTGGAATGCTCTTGGAGTTACTACCATAGTTACTCCATCAGTTGGTGCGTTAATTTCTTGTAGATATACAAAGAAATCTTCAATTGCCTTAAGAGCAGCAAGAGCTGCGTTTGTTCTGTCTGAAGCATTAGCTGTTGAACTACCAAGGTGTTTAAACTCTTTGTTTAAGAATACTGGTCCAGTAGCTTGACCTCTTGGATCAAGAGTTGTATCTTGAGAACCGTTAGTATTTGCACCATTCCAAGTAAGATCTTCTACACCAGCTCTTGCAATATAAGCAGCAACTTGTTTATCTCTAGCATTAGCTAAAGCAAGACCCGCTTGACGAGCTAGTTCTGAACGATATTCCCATTGGGTAATCATTAGATCTACATTGTCAAGTTCAAAGTGAGCGCACATTGGTCGCTTGTCTAGCTTAATTGCAATAGTCTGTGAAGCTGAGTCGGTAGTGCTACCAACTAGTTCAACACCAGCATTCCAAGCTGGATTGATACCTACAGTTCCTGTAATTGGGAATTCTGCGGCAACACCGTTTGAAATGGTTCTGGTATCTACTAGGTTTTCAAATACATTGTACTCATCATAAGCATGAATTACTTCGCCTGACCAAACTGGTAGCCAAAGTTTATTCTTGCCTGCTAGCGGACCTGAAAGACCATTACCAACATTATCTCTATATGGTAAATTACCTGCGTCAATATCTGTTCCTTGAACTGCCATTTTAAATTTCTCCTATAATAAAATTTAAATTAGTAAATAAAAAGTAAAAAAAATAAAATAAATAAAAGTAACTATTACACAATTTTGATTTTTCCTATAGGAGTCATACTTGTGTTACTTTGTTTATCATATATCCATTGCCTATATAGGGGGATTTTTTTGATAAACTTAGTTTGGAAGTCTAGAAATATCTGACATTGAGATTCTTCTTTCTACTGCTTGTCTAAATTTAGGATCTGAATTATATCTAGAATTAGAACGATCAGCATAGAATTCTCTCTTTGTCTTATAAGGTTGTAGTGTCGTAGTTGATGCTGGTCTATTGACTGGAGTACCAACTTTAGACATTTCTTTAACCTTGGCTGAATTACCAACGGCTTTGTTATACTTTGCTTCAAGACCAAGTAGGGCAACTTCCCAACTTGGACTAGCTAAAGTAGCGTTAATTTCTGCCTGCTGTTGTGGGGTCATTGTTTTTGCAGCCCACGCAAATACAGAAGATAACTTATCATTGCCACCAATTAAATCAGCAGCTTGTCTATAAGCTTCTCTAGACTTTGCTTTTTGTGCTTGTACATAATCAATAATCATATTTTCAGTAAAACCAGTTTTTGATTTTACTTCTTGAATTGTTTCTGGTGAAAGATCTCCACTAACGGCAACTTCCATAGACCACTTAGACCAATCTTGTTCTGAGATTATTGGTTTATTTTCTACACTAGTGTTTTGATCTAGTGGTTTTTCAACTGGCTTTGGAATTCTTAATTCATCAATTTTTGGAATTATTGATTCTTCTGTTTCTGTAACTTGTGATTCAACTTCTTGTTCATTAACTGGAATACCAGAAGTTTCATATGTTTTTTTAAGAGTAGCTATTTCCTGTCTAGCTTTAGTGTACTCTTTTTGAGCATTTTTTAAAGAATCAAACCAAGAACTAGCATCTTTAAAGTTTTTTGGAACTTCAAGACCTTGGTTTTTTACATAAATTTCAAATGCTTTTCTTTCTTTTACTGCATTCATTTCTTCAGCAGTAGTAACTGTGCGAGATTGTTCAGCTTGTTTTATTTGAATATCAGCCTCTGTTGGTTGTTCTGGTTGTTGATATTCAAAAGCCTGAGTCTCATTAGTTTCATCAATCATTAGTATCTCCTTAATAGGGGTTAGACTGGATTAGGTCCAGCGGGTAGTTTATTATCAACCATAAATGGTGTAATATTACTACTACCTTTATTAATAAACCTTTTCCATAAAGTAATATTAGTTGGAGCAGCAATCCAAGTAGATGATGCGCTAGATGTGCTTGATCTAATACTTTTAATGTTTTTTAAATCAATAGGTAATAGTTCACCATTTCTTACTCTAATTTCAACAATATACTCATTATCATTAGTTAATGAAACAGATGTACCAGAAGAGTTTATTACACTAAAACTACCACCTACTGGTACTCCTGTATCGTATACAATTTGAGCAACAACAACATTAGAAGGAATTGATGTTGATGATGCTGGATTTGCTCCAAAAGAAATATAGTCAGTATCTAAAGCTTTAATGTAATCTGGTATAGTTATATTTAAAGTATTTGATGAATATAGTGTTGTTGTGTTTCCAATAATTCCACCGTTTGCTTGTAAAGAATTAAAAGGTAGTAAATTGCATATGGGAAGTAAATAAAAGAATTCATTATTTACTGTTGCTGATAAATAGTTTGACATAGTATATCCTTATGGTTATTGGTTATAAAATGGATTAAAATATTCATTATAACCAGCCGGTAATAAATTTGATTGTAAAAAAATATTTTTATTATTTGAAGAACTTGTTAAAAATTGTTTCCATAAAGTAATACCATAAGGTCTGCATTTATTATTTTTATCAGCAGTATCTGTTGGTGCTGGTACAACATCTGTAGTTGTAATAACAATATCTCTTATGGAGTAAATATTTTTTAAATCAATTTTTAGTAAAGCACCAACTTCAACTTTACATTGACAAATATATTCATCTTCATTTTCAAAATATACTTGTGTTCCTTCTCCAGTTACAAATGGATTTATACCATCTGTTAGTTTATATACA